CTTCTAACAAGAAATATAACAACCTAGGTTTTACTAGTCATCATCCTCGGGGAGCTATTGCTCTCAAATCAAAGAAAGATGGTGTAGTAACTACTCTAGAAGATGTAGTATGGCAAGTAGGTAAATCAGGAGCAATAAGCCCTGTGGGTATATTGACCCCTGTACTTATCGGAGATGCGGAAGTATCCCGAGCCACTCTACATAATATAGAGTACATCAGAGACTTAGACTTAGAGATAGGTTGCAGTGTTGAGGTAATACGGAGTGGAGAAATCATACCCCGCATTTTACGACGAGTTGACACTTAGAGGTCACCTGGCGAAAAATATACCTTGACAGACAACTAATTTTCTTATATAATTATTCTTTAAATTCTGGAGCTACATCATCATAATGACAACTATACTTCCTCCTACAAATTGCCCTAGCTGCGATTCTGTCTTAGAGTGGGTAAACAATGTTATTTATTGTAGAAACTACAATTGTAGCGCTAGAATAGAGAAAAAGGTAGAGCATTTTGCAAAGACTCTTAAAATTAAAGGTCTCGGCCCTGCTACTATTGCAAAGCTAGGCTTGTCTGAGTTATTTGAAATATATGATATGGATGAGACTCAGATTGCAGATGCCCTCTCTTCAGAGAAACTTGGTAGTAAACTTTTTATGGAAATCGAAAATAGCAGAAATGCTCCGTTAGACTTAGTTCTACCTGCTTTCGGTATTCCATTGATTGGTAATACGGCAACTAAAAAGCTGTCCACAATTATATATTGCTTATTTGAATTAAATATTGAGACATGCAAAGCTGCTGGATTAGGCCCAAAAGCTACAGAATCTTTAATGAATTGGTATGGGACTTTTGATTCTGCTCCCTATCCTTTTGATTTTTGTTTTTCTAGTAACCAGCCTGTTTATGAGTACGAGTTTGGTAATAAGGGCATTGTATGTATAAGCGGAAAATTGAAGAGTTTCAAGACTAAAGCTGAAGCTACAGAAGCCTTGAACCATGCTGGCTATGAAGTAAAAAGTAGTCTTACCAAGCAAGTAACTATTCTATTAAATGAAAGTGAGATAGAATCGAGTAAAACAAAACAAGCCAGAGACTCTGGCATACAAATTTCAACAAACATTAATGAATTATTGGAGATATAATGGCACTTCCTAAGTGGACCGATGAGCGTACAGCTCAATTAACAGCTTTCGTAGGTGACGAAAGCCCTATTTCTCAAGCAACTGTTGCAGAAGCTGCAGGCACTCTTGAAACCACCCCTCGTTCAGTTTCTAGCAAGCTGCGTAAGATGGGCTTTGATGTAGAATTAGCTTCTGCAGCAGCAGGTAAGTCTTTTTCAGACGCTCAAGAAGCTACTTTGCGCGCTTTTGTTACTGACAACACTGGTGAATACAACTACGTTCAAATTGCAGAGCATTTTGAAAACGGGGCATTTTCTCCTAAATCAATCCAAGGCAAGATTTTGTCAATGGAATTGACAGACCACGTTGCTCCTATGCCTAAAGTAGAGCCTGTACGAACGTACAGTGCAGATGAAGAAGCTACTTTCATCAGCATGGTTGAGAAGGGCGCTTTTGTAGAAGATATTGCTGCTTCTCTTGGTCGAGAAATCAACTCTATCCGTGGTAAAGCCCTTAGCTTGCTACGATCTGGCGATATTGAAGCTATTCCTCGTCAGCAAAATACTAAAGGTGGAGCAGCAGCAGATCCTTTTGCTGGTCTCAGCAACGTTGCTGGCATGACGGTTGAAGAAATTGCTGATGCAATTGGTAAAACTCCTCGTGGAGTTAAAACTATGCTTACTCGTCGAGGCTTAACGGCTTCCGACTATGATGGCGAAGCACGGGCAGCAAAAGCTTCCGCAGCTAGCTAATAAGTATTTACTAATATAACTTAGTATAAAATGACCACTGCGGGGTTCGCTCCGCAGTGGTATCTTTAATGTTCGGGGGAACGACAGTTGAATATAGCAAGTGCTTTAATTAAACAGACTATTGAAGGAGGAGATCTAGAAACTTGGTCATATATCAAGAAAGATTACCTTCCGTCTGAATATCATAGAGTATTTGACTATATTGATAATTATTTCGATAACTATTCCCGATTACCTACTTTTGAAGACCTTACTCTGTCTTTGCGCCACGCTCAGACAAAAGAAAAAATTCTAGCAATACAATCTCTTGAGGTAGAAGCAGATGCTTTTACTCTTTTGCAGTACTTAAAGAATGAGTACACTCAAAAAGAGATATTTACTTCCCTAGACTCCTATATTGATAACACGGCTTTGTTTGCAGAAGCAGAAGAGTCTGTGGAAGCACTACATCAAATTGTTCTAGATATACAAGATAAGGTAGACTTAGAAGTACCTTCAGAATCTATGCAGAGAATATCTTTGTTTGACTCTGAAGACGATTTAGGAAAGTACCTGCCCCTCGGCCTCAATACAGAGTACGACCAAAGCATTTCGTTTTCCCCCCGAGACCTTGTGCTCGTTGGTGGTAGACGAGGGGCAGGGAAATCTATTGCATGTGCAAATGTTGCAGCAGCAGCATATCTTACAGGCAAGTCCTCTATGTACTTTACTATCGAAATGGATAGTAGGCAAATTCTTCAGCGTATCTGTTCAATCGCAACGGGTGTGCCAACTAATAGAATTAAAAGTAAGAACCTTAGCATAACAGAATGGGATAAAGTAGCCTCCTGGTGGGCTGCAAGATTTACAATGGGACAAGAGCGCCTGGATGAGTACAGAGAGCATAGAGATTTTGATAAATTTCACCAAAAACTTAGCGTTGGAGAACTTACTCCAGAGCAGCAAGTAGATGTTATCTATGATCCCTCTCTTACTCTTGGAAAGATACGAGCTGAGTTAGATAAAAAAGTTTCTATTCTAAAGCCATCAGTTATTATTGTTGATTACATCAATCAGGTAAAGAGATCAAATATACCTAGTAGAAGTGGTGGACAGTATGACTGGACAGAGCAAATAGAGGTAAGTAAAGCTCTCAAGTCTATGGCACAAGAGTATGAAGTATGCGTATTTAGTCCATATCAGACAGATGCTACAGGCGAGGCTCGCTTTGCTAAAGGTATTCTTGATGCTGCTGATGCTGCTTATTCTTTAGAAGCTTGGGATGAAGTCGATAATTGTATTAGTTTTAATTGTGTAAAAATGCGTTCAGCTCCTATGCACAGTTTTACTTCTACAATGAACTGGGATACTTTAAAAATAGGCCCAGATAGCTCTTTAACCCCTAAAGAGAGGGAAGGGTCTTCTCATAAGACTGGCGAAGAAATTGATGATAACATAGGGTAAAATATTTCTTGACTCTTTATCTATATTCTTGTATAATATACTTTCAATTAATGAGGATTCTAATGATAATTTCAGGTTCTATAAATCATACTTTCTCAGGAAGAAAGCGCTCTACTATATCAAAAGTTAAAAAAGTTACACCAGTATTTAAAGCTATGGATGCTCCTCTATTTAAAAATAATAGAGGAGACGAGCTAAAACAGTATCCTAGCGCTCCGATGACTCCATACAAAGCAGGCAAAGATACATCTTATAAAACACAGCATAATTTTACCGTAGCACCTGCATATAACAAAGGTGCCTATATGGTAATTCCACGAAGTGAAGTAAAGGATATTGGACGATGATAGACGAAAGAACTAAAATAGAAGAGCATCTTATTAATTTGGAAGTCGCACAAGAGTTTGGGGACTTGCATCAAATGCAAACTGCACTCGCTAGATTATCTAGATACTATTCGTCTCTTACAGAGGAAGAAGTGAATAAATTTCTAGAGTTTGAGTTAATGGTAGAGACAGGTAATCTGAATATTGATGAGAATGAAGATTATTATGAGGAGCCTTCTTGGGAGCAAGAATGGTACGATTTTGACCCGGACTGCTAAATGAACGTAGAAGACCTATTAACAAGTAAGGAGATTGCCTTTATTCCTAAAGGGGGAGACTTTCTCGTGCGCTGCCTAAACCCAGAACACGCAGATAGAAACCCTAGCATGAGAATAGACCAAATAACTGGTATATTTAATTGTTTTTCTTGTGAATACAAGGGCAATCTCTTTACTCTTTATGGGGAACAGCAAAACTTATTGCAGATCCGTAGAGATATGCTAAAGAAGAAAATTCAAGAAGTAAGAGCAGAGAACTTAGGACTATCTTTTCCTAAAGAGTCTATGCCCTATATTGGTAATTGGCGCGAGATCCGCCCAGAGACTTATAGAAAATTTGAGGCTTTTCAGCAGCAGTCTTTAAAAGAGTTTCAAAATAGGATAGTATTTCCTATACGGGACAGAACCACAAAGATAGTAGCATTTGTAGGTAGACATACTGCTATGGGTACTCCTAAGTACTTGAATAGTCCTTCAGGAGCTAAGATGCCTCTGTTCCCAGTAGTTCGGCCCATACTTGGGTCTGTTATACTAGTAGAAGGTATGTTCGATATGTTAAACTTGCATGATAAAGGATTAGATAACGCTGTGTGCTGTTTTGGTGTAAAAAATGTTACAGAAGACAGACTAGCTATTCTAGGTATGCAAGGTGTTAGTAATATTGACTTATTTTTCGATAATGATGAGGCGGGTCAAGCCGCCTCTGTTCGTGTACAAGGGTTATGTGAGAAAGTTGGTCTTACATCTAGGATTATCAAATTTGGAAGCAAAGATGTTGATCCTGGAGCTCTAAAAGAGTCTCAAGTGAAAAATCTAAGGATTAAATTATATGCCTAAAGTTGCATTAGTAGAAACTAAACCCAGCCGCACAAACTTTAAAACTGAGTTTGCAGGGGCTTTTGAATTCGATCAGTATCATTTATGTTCTGATTCGTCTTTAAAAAAAGTGTTGAAAAAAGATTGTGATATCGATATCAATGTTGACAACTATGACTGGGTTATCCTAGTAGGTAGTGATGCATTGAAATATTTTACCAAAATTACTTCAGTTACAGAATATTCAGGTAAAAAGGTAGAAGAAAAGTTCTTGCCTGTAATTAATCCGGCAATGCTAGCCTTTAAACCAGAAGCTAGAAAGACCTGGGAGTCCTCTAGAGATAATATTGTTAAATATATTAAGGGAGAAATTCAAGATATAGTAATTGACGATAGTATTGCAAAAGGTATACAAGATACTGAGGAAGCAAAATCCTGGGTAAGAAAAGCTATGGCTTATCCTGTTATTGCTCTTGACTCAGAAACTACTGGACTATATCCACGAGATGGACATGTTCTTGGTATTAGTATGTCTTTTGACGGTCTCAGCGGGGTCTATGTAGACACGGAGTGTTTTGATGAAGAATTAGAAAATATGCTTGCTATGCTATTTAAAGATCGTAAAGTAATATTTCATAATGCTAAATTTGATATGGCTTTCTTTGAGTACCATTTTGGGTGGGTTTTTCCTGACTTTGAGGATACTATGCTTCTTCATTATCTTATTGATGAAAATCCGGGCGGCCATGGCTTGAAGCCTTTGTCTTTAAAGTACACACCTTATGGTGACTACGAAAAGCCTATGTACGATTGGATGGATCAATATAGAAAAGAGCACGGCATTCTTAAAGGTGACTTTCAGTGGGGGTCAATTCCCTTCGACGTAATGAAAACGTATGCCGCTATGGACGCTCTCTGTACTTTTTTACTATATGAAAAGTTTAAGAAAATTAAAGCAAACCCAAAACTGTTATGGGTATATGATAATATCCTTATCCCAGGAACTCGATTTCTTACAGACTGTCAAGATAACGGAGTTCCCTTCGATAAGAAACGTTTAATGCTTGCTCAAGAATTAATGCAAGATGATATTGACGCAGCAATCGGTGAACTGTACAAAGTAAATGCTATTAAAGCGTTTGAAAAGGCTCAGGGTAAAGAGTTTAACCCTAACAGCACAGTACAACTTCGTTCCTTACTGTTTGATTATATTGGACTAGCTCCAACAGGAAAGAAAACTGGGACAGGTGCGAATTCTACAGATGCGGAAGTATTAGAACAATTAGGAGAAACTCATGAAGTGCCTAAACACATTCTTAACATTAGGCAAAAATCAAAAATCAAGAATACTTACCTGGATAAGATTATTCCTCAGCTGGATCGTGATTCACATCTCAGAACCGGTTTTAATCTTCATTCTACTACTAGCGGTCGTCTCAGCAGTTCCGGCAAGCTAAATATGCAGCAGTTGCCTAGAGATAATCCTATTGTAAAGGGGTGTATAAAAGCATCGACAGGCAATAAGATTGTAGCAATGGATTTAACAACAGCAGAAGTATATATAGCTGCTATTCTTGCAAAAGATAAAGCGCTAATGGATGTATTTAAAAGTGGGGGAAACTTTCACTCTACTATTGCAAAAACTGTATTTAGGCTACCTTGCCCCGTGGAAGAGGTAGCTGAAACATATGGTACTCAAAGACAGGCTGCTAAAGCTGTGACTTTTGGTATTATGTATGGTGCTGGCCCTAAGAAGATCAGTGAACAAGTAACAAAAGATTCTGGTAAATTATTTTCAGTAAATGAAGCTAAGGAAGTTATTGATGATTATTTTCAAACGTTCCATAGACTTCGCAGCTGGATTAATGAGAATCAAGAGTTTATCTTACAAAACGGCTTTATATATAGCTTTTTT